GCATACGGCGCACGCACGCGGTTGATGCCGGGGGGCCGCGTTGTTGTTTTACACACACGTTGGGCTAAAAATGACCTGATTGGGCAGTTGTTGGATGAGTCTGCGAAGAATCCGGAAGCCGATCAGTGGGAATACATTGAATTTCCTGCGATTCTGAACGAGGGAACCGAAGTAGAGAAGTCTCTGTGGCCGGATCAGTGGTCCTTGGAGGCGCTACGGCGCACAAGGGCGTCGATGCCGACATTCCAGTGGCAGGCGCAGTATCAGCAGTCGCCCACGAGCCAGCAAGGCGCGTTGATAAAAAAAGAATGGTGGCGTCGGTGGACTAAGGAAGACCCGCCAGAGTGTGAATACATAATCATGTCGCTGGATGCGGCGCAGGAAGTCAACAAGCGTAGTGACTTCACGGCGTTGACGACGTGGGGTGTGTTTTATCTTGACGCCGATGATGGTGCGCGTACGGCGGCTATTATTTTGCTGAATGCGATCAACAAGCGCATGGAGTTTCCGGCTCTGAAAGACCTCGCGCTCAAGGAGTACAAGGCGTGGCAACCCGACTGTTTCATCATCGAGAAGAAGTCAAACGGAGCCCCGCTGTCCCAGGAGTTGAGGCGCATGGGGATACCGATCCAAGACTACACGCCCTCGCGTGGAGCCCCGGGAAATTCAAACACTAAGTACGCCCGCGTGAATTCGGTTGCGGACATCGTACGTTCTGGGCTAGTATGGGCGCCCGACTACAAATGGGCCGAGGAAGTCATCGAGCAGTGCAACGACTTTCCTTCAGGCAAAAACGATGACCTCGTGGATACGGTCACACAGGCTTTGATGCGGTTTCGCAGCGGTGGGTTTATTGTATTGCCTTCAGACGAAGATTTTGATACGCCACGTTTTGTGCCTAAACGCAGTGCGGCGTATTACTAAGGAACAAACATGATTGAGAAATCCCTGCCGGCTAGTGGCGCTATTACAGACGGCGTTTATCAGAGTCAGATTACGGACATAACATCTCGTGCTGACCCCGAGATTGAAGTTGAAGTTGTGCTGCCAGATGATGAGGGCATGACGGTTGTAGAGATTGAGCCAGAAATCATTGACTCGCATGACGCTAATCTGCTTGAGACTGTCTTTGCTGGCGATAAAGAGCGTAGAGAGATTCAAGCTAAAGCGACAGAATGGGTTACGTTGTATGAGCAGGATTTGCGTAGCCGTGAGCAGTGGGAAAAGACATACCGAGAAGGGCTGAAGCTGCTTGGCCTGCAGATGGAAGAACGGACGGAGCCGTGGGAAGGCGCGTGTGGCGTCATTCACCCCCTGCTGACTGAAGCGGTTGTCAGATTCCAGTCAGAAGCAATCACGGAAACGTTCCCTGCGCACGGTCCCGTCAAGACACAAGTTATTGGCAAGCAGACACCAGATCGCACAGCGGCGGCGGAACGGGTCAAGGACGACATGAACTGGCGCCTGACCGACGAGATGCCAGAGTACCGTGTCGAGCACGAGCGGCTGTTGTGGAGCCTGCCTATCGCTGGTTCTGCCTTCAAGAAGGTGTACCACGATGCTAGCCGTGGTAGGCAAGTGTCGATGTTTGTGCCGGCTGAAGACGTTGTGGTTAACTACGGTGCGTCTGATCTGCACGAGGCAGAAAGAATTACGCACGTGATGCGACGGTCTAAGAATTGGATCGAGCGCATGATTGCTAATGGTGCGTATATTGACGACGAGATTGGTGATCCTGTTGTTGAGCAGGACGAAACGCAACAGGAGAAAGATAAGGTAATCGGCGTTGATGGTGCCAATTCGGACCAACATACTATCTTGGAGATGCTGGTTGATCTGGAGATTGAGCCGACGGGAGAGGATGAAGACGAGCAGGAGTACGCGTGGCCTTACGTGGTGACTATCAACAAGTCCACGTCAAAAGTTATGTCTATCCGCCGTAATTGGCGCGCGGAAGACTCGAAGAAGATTAAGCTGCAGCACTTTGTTCACTACACATACATCACGGGATTTGGGTTCTACGGATTTGGGCTTGTGCATTTGGTGGGCGGGCATGCTAAGGCTGGCACATCCCTGCTGCGTCAATTGGTGGATGCCGGTACGCTGGCTAATATTCCGGGCGGGTTCAAGACCAGAGGGATGCGTATTAAGAACGACGACTCTCCGATCAAGCCTGGAGAGTTTAAAGATGTTGACATCACGAGCGGAGCGCTCAAAGACAACATCATGACATTGCCATACAAGGAACCAAGTGGCACTCTGTTTAATTTACTGCAAAGTATTGTTGAAGACGGTCGTAAAGCAGCAAATATTTCTGACGCTGCTTTTAGTGACGCTAATCAGAACGCGCCTGTTGGCACGACGTTGGCGCTGATTGAGCGGCAGTTGAAGACTCTTTCGGCTGTGCAGGCGCGCATCCATGCAGCGATGCGCATTGAGTTTAAGCTTGTAAAAGAGTTGGTCAAAGAGAATGGGGAACGGTCATACCCATACGACGCCGATCCAGACCGGATGACTAAGGACGCTGACTATGACATGGTGGAGATAATCCCCGTCAGTGATCCTAACGCGACGACAATGGGTGTGCGAATTGCGCAGTATCAGGCTGCGTTCGACCTGTCTTCCAAGGCGCCTCAGTTGTACGACCAAGCGTTCTTGCACCGGGAAATGTTGCAGACGTTGGGTATCAAGAACGTTGCGAAAATCGTGCCGTTGCCTGATGAGCAGAAACCCCGCGATCCGGTGAGCGAGAACATGGCGATCCTCATGAGTAAGCCCGTGAAGGCGTTTTTGCAGCAGGATCACACTTCACACATCATGGTCCACCAGTCGTTCATGAACGATCCGAAGATTGGTATGCTGTTGGGACAGAATCCAAATGCCCAAGTGATGTTCAACGCCATGCAGGCGCACATTGCAGAACATGCTGCCTACCAGTATCGCGCTCAGGTGCAGCAGATGATGGGTGTTGAGTTGCCTGATCCGAATCAGGAGATGGACCCACAAGCTGAGTTTGTTTTGGCGGGGCTGTTGGCACAAGCTGCACAAGCTGCGCAAGCACAGAATCAGAATGAGCAGGCGCAGGCTCAAGCCCAACAACGTGCCCAAGACCCGCTGGTGCAAATGCAGCAGGAAGAACTCAAGTTGAAGGGTCGTGAAGTGGCGGTGAAGGAACGCGATCAGATGTTGAAGGAACAGATGGCCGTCCAAGAAGGGAAAATCAGTGCACAAGGAGCCCCGGGTAAAGCCGCTATTGAGCAGCAAGCGGCGATCACTGACATGCAGGCTAAAACTGCAGCAGCGGCTAATGAGCAGCGTCGGGCCGAGGAAAAGCATCGGCTTCAGATGGGTTTGCAAGCACAGCAAGCCCAAGGGTCTGAGACACGCGCTGAACGACAGAATCGTGTGCAGCTTGCGCTAGCGGCACAACGACAGAAACACCAGCAGTCGCTGGCAGAAAAACAAGCTAACAAAACCCCAAGTAAGGACAGCAAATGAGTCTTTTTCAAGGTTTCAACAAACGATACCAAGATGAGTTGAAAGAAGAAATCGAAGCATTGAACACTTCGATTCTGTCAGGTAATTTGCCAGATTACACTGAATATAAACGGTTAGTTGGTAAAAGAGCAGCATTTTTGCAGGCCCTTCAACGACACCAAGAACTACTTACCCTAATGGAGCAAGCGAATGACTGAAGAAAGAGGAAAACAACTGCCCGAGCCTGTTGGGTACAAAATGCTGCTGATTCTTCCCGATGCAGATGCAGAATATTCATCGGGTATCATTAAAGCAGATCAGACAAGACAGGCCGATGAAGTTGCATCAGTTGTTGCGTTTGTGGCAAAGATGGGGCCGGATTGCTACAAAGACGAGAAACGTTTTTCTGTACCTTGGTGCAAGATCGGTGATTTTGTTGTCATTCGCCCTTACAGTGGTGTACGTATTGTTGTTCATGGTAAGGAAATGCGGCTTGTAAATGACGACTCTATTGAAGCCGTTGTTGAGGACCCGCGCGGCATCAAGCGAGTTGGAGGCTGATATGGCAAAACTAGACCCCGAATTCGAGATTGAATCGACAGTTGATCTTGACAATATCGATGAAGCTGCTGCAGAAAAACTGTTGAAGCGCGGCGAAAAAGAAGAAATTGAGGTTGTTGAAGTTGCCGACGAACGCGTTCCTGAAAAAGATCGCAAAGCCACGCCATTGCCTGCTGACGACAACCCTGAACCGACAGAAGAAGAACTGGCGGCGTATTCAGAAGGTGTCCGCAAGCGCATGGACAAGCTAACCCACGCTAGGCATGACGAGCGGCGGGAGAAGGAGCAGGCCCAACGCGAGCGCGATGAAGCCATTCAGTTTGCTCAACAAATGCTTGCGCGTCAAAAGGAACTTGAGGCGCAATCTCAGGAACTTGTAAAGCAAACTTTTTCGACATCGCTTGAGAAGCTGGATGGCGATATTGCTGCGGCGCGAAAAGAGTACGTGGAGGCAGCGAACACCTACGATACCGAGGCAATGGCCGAGGCGCAGATGAAAATGTCGCGCCTGCTGGCAAAAAAAGAACGTGCTGAGGAACAAAAATCTGCCGCACCCTCTTTACAACCGCCCAAGTCTGCTGTACAACAGCAACCATCGACACGTCCTGCCCCCGATGCTCGGGCGAAGGAATGGGTCGCCAGGAACGACGCTTGGTTCCAAAAAGACAAAGCGATGACCGCCTTCGCGTTCGGAGTGCACGAAGATTTGGTCAGTAGGGGCGTTGACCCGCGAACCGATTCCGAGCTTTACTACAAGAAGCTCGATGAAGAAATCGGCAAGCGCTTCCCAGAGAAGTTTGAGTCCGTCTCTGCTACACGCACACCCCGCACGAGCCCCGTTGCCCCTGCTTCGCGCACGGTGGGCGGGCGCAAAAAAGTAACCCTGACATCTACGGAGATTGGACTGGC